TTACTATCTTTGAATACAAATTGAATTATGGCGATACAAGTAAGACTTGTAGGATAAAAAGAGCAAAAGTCTGTTCAGGAAGTTGAAAAGGAGCTTCTCGAAAAGCACGAGGAGAAACTTCAAGAAGAGGCACAGCCAGAGGTTAGTGCTGAACCTGAGCCTGCTGAAGCTCAGTCATCAGAACTTAATGATGACAGCGTTCTTTCATATATCAAGCAGCGTTACAACAAAGACATCAATTCGTTTGATGAGCTGATGTCAGAGCGGGAGTCTCAAGAAGATCTCCCTGAAGATGTCGCTGCTTTTTTTAAGTACAAGAAGGAGACAGGCCGAGGCATCTCAGACTTCGTAAAGTTGCAGAAGAACTACGACGATGTTGAGGAAGACTCCCTCTTGCGCGAATACTACTTAGCCACAGAGAGTGGGATCGACAAGGACGATGTAGATATCATGCTTGAAGATTTCCAGATCGACGAGGACTTTGATGATGAGTCAAAGATCAAGAAGATCAAGCTGGCTAAGAAGAAAGAGATTGCAAAAGCAAAGGAATACTTTGTTGAACAGCAGGAGAAGTACAAGCAACCACTTGAGTCAAGTGCCACTGCCGCTGACACTGCCAACAGCGAGGAATACCAGAGCTACAAGCAATATTATCAGGATTCGCAGACCCAAGCCGAGGAGGCTAAGAAGCGTAGGGAATGGTTCTTGAAAAAGACCGACGAAGTTTTTGCCGATGGATTCAAAGGTTTTGAGTTCAAGGTCGGTGACAACGCTGTCAACTACTCACCAGCCTCTGCAAAGGAGATGAAGGCTGCTCAGACTGACTTCTCACAGATTGTGAGCAAGTATGTCGATGATAGTGGCCTCATTACGGACGCTCAGGGTTACCACCGGATGCTGTCTGTTGCACAAGATGTAGACAGATTTGCCCAGTTCTTTTATGAGCAGGGCAGGGCATCAGCCACCGACGATGTGATGCGTAAGACAAAGAATATCAATATGTCTGAGCGCAAAACTCCAGAGGTGGGTACAAAGGGAGGTACCCAGATCCGAGCCGTAAACTCCAGCTCAGGCCGAGGTCTAAAGATCCGCAGTTCTAAAAACAAGTAAATCTTTAGATAATCATGGCTGGTTCAGTACAAGCTACCCCCGGATTTGATCTCGTGCCTAGCGCGTTTCAAACCCCACTAGCCTCGAACTATATTAACAACTTTGACTTCCTCAACCAGTATCTTCCAGATACTTACGAGAAGCAGTTCGAGCGCTACGGAAATCGTTCAATTTCCTCCTTCCTGCGCCTTGTTGGTGCAGAACTCCCTTCTACTTCCGACCTCGTTAAGTGGTCTGAGCAGGGCCGTCTTCACGTCAAGTACACCAAGTGTGGTACCGATATGGCAAATGCTGCTGACAATGGTACCATTCAGGTAAACGACGACCTTACTAGCGGTGCGCCTACCTCCGCTGGTCGTACCGGCCAGATTGCTTTGCGTCCGGGTAATACTATTGTTCTTGCTAAGAACGATGGAAGTGTTGCGATCAATAAAGGCATCGTTACCTCTGTGGATCTTGCCAACAACCAGTTCGAGGTTGCTTTCTACGAGGCAGGTGGATTTACTGGTGTTGCGGGCAACCTAACCGACGAGCTTTACACCATTTTCATTTATGGTTCTGAGTTTGCAAAGGGCCAGAATGGCATGTCCGGATCTCTGGAGGCTGATCTCAACATCTTTGATAACAGCCCTATCATCCTGAAGGACACCTACACTGTCAACGGCTCTGACATGGCTCAGATCGGATGGGTAGAGGTTACTGGTGAGAACGGTGTTTCTGGGTACCTGTGGTACCTACAGTCCGACCACGACACTCGTCTGCGTTTCGACGACTACCTTGAGACTGCAATGATTGAGGCTGTTCCTGCCGAGGCTAACTCAGGCGCTATTGCTGCTGCGGCTCCGGTTGGAAACAAAGGTTCCGAAGGTATTTTCTACGTTGTAGAGACTCGTGGCAACCTGTGGAGCGGTGGAAACCCTACTGCTCTGGCTGACTTCGATGCTGTTATCTCTCGTCTTGACAAGCAGGGCGCTATCGAGGAGAATGTAATCTTCCTCAACCGCGACTTCGGTTTCGACATTGACGACATGCTCGCAGCTCAGAACAGCTACGGTGCTGGCGGTACTTCTTACGGTCTGTTCGACAACGACGAAGAGATGGCCCTCAACCTCGGATTCACTGGATTCCGTCGTGGCTATGACTTCTACAAGTCTGACTGGAAGTACCTGAATGATCCAACTATGCGCGGTGACCTGCCTGCTGGCAAGGTTAATGGCCTGTTGGTTCCTGCCGGTTCTACGAGCGTTTACGATCAGATTCTTGGCAAGAACGCCAAGCGTCCGTTCCTCCACGTTCGCTACCGAGCTTCTGAGACAGAGGATCGTCGCTACAAGACTTGGATCACTGGTTCTGCTGGTGGTGTAAGAACTAGCGATCTTGACGCGATGGAGGTTAACTTCCTCTCTGAGCGTTGTGTTTGCACCATGGGTGCTAACAACTTCTTCCTCTTCAAGGACTAAGTTTTGATTTATCAGGGGGCGCCTTTTGGCGCCCTCTGTTTTCACTTTAATTTATTTCAATGAAAACTGTTGCAAATAAGACGTATCGTCTTAAAAATGGCTCTGCGCCATTGTCATACATGATTCCTGTGCGCGACTCAAAGCGCTATCGTCTGCTTTATTTTGACGAGGAAAAGAATACCAATCGCACACTACGCTATGCGCGTAACATGAAGTCGCCGTTCGAGGACGAGCAAAGTGGCACTCCGATTGTGGAGCCTGTTGTATTCGAGGACGGCATGCTACATGTTCCGGCAAAAAACCCAGTGCTTCAAGAGTTTCTCCACTACCACCCTATGAACGGGATTATTTTCGAGGAGGTCAACAAGGCCCAAGACGCGGCCAAAGAGGTAGATATTTTGTTCTTGGAGGCTGACGCTCTAATTCTTGCAAAGGAGCTTACTGTTCGGGATCTCGAAGACGTATATCGTACCCTTAGCGGCCATGATCCATCTAGGCTTTCTACTGAGGAGCTTCGTCGCGATGTGTTGATCTTCGCTAAGATGCAGCCACGAGAGTTCATGACGCTGGTCAATGATCCTGAGATGAAGTATCAGGCGATGATCCATAAGTTTTTCGAGGACAGCTATCTGCGGTTCCGAAACAACAAAAAGGAGGTCTGGGTAAACACCGCGACAAACAAGGGCAAGGTTTGCACTATCCCTTATGGTGAAGATCCCTACTATGTGGTGGGTTCCTACCTGAAGACCGATGACGGCATCGACCTCTTCAACTTCCTCAAGGGACTGGTTGAGGGATAGTTGCTATCTTAGAGCATTCTTTAAACCCATAAATTTTTTTTATTATGGAGAAGTTTATTAAGATCCCCGTAACAAGTGAGCCGGATCAGTTGATTCGTGTGTCTAATGTCCTTGGTGTTGAGCGCGTGAGTGCGACAGTGACTGTCATTCACTATCTGGGTGGTATCACCACACGATCCACTGCGGCTGTTACCGCAAACCCTCAAGTGACAATTACTCATGCGAGCGACTCTGGCAGTGTGGGCGCTATGATTACGTTTATCAACGATAACGTGCAGGCGGCACTTGAGACTAGCTGGACTAACCCTGTGGCGGCAAAAACACCTCCCCTTGCGGTTAGCGGTCTAGCTCATACAGTAGCTGTGTAAGCTACGGCACACTGTTTCTGTGTGTTTGAATGGTTTGAGAAAGGGGGCAAATGCCCCCTTTCTTGTTTTTCCTATCTTTGACTGATTCAAATCTTTTGTTATGCAAAAGTTTCTGCGTATTACATTCGGTGACGAGCCTTTTATTATTCCTGTAGGCGCGATTGTTAAGGTCAAGCGTGGCAGTACTAGCGAGATTAAGGCTCTCCTCAATCTTACAGGTCACACCACTTCTGGCAATACTGAGGTCTTGGGCTACAAAATCACAGCCTCTTCGGCTGATGATTTAGCCAAGACTAAGGAGCAGCTTACAGCTTTCGTTAATGAAATGAAGGCAGCTCTTGAGTCTGGATGGACTAATCCAATCTATGACGTAAAGCTACCTTATCCAGTTACGGGGGTTGTGGCTATCCAAGAAGTGTGGGAATAATAAGGCACTCTGTGTTTTAGATATTACTACAGAAAGGGGGCAAATGCCCCCTTTCTTGTTTTTCTTATCTTTGGATATATGATAAACTCGGTAAGGAATACAGTTCTTGCTATCCTGAACAAGAACAACTACGGGTACATATCTCCCAGTGATTTCAACTTGTTCGCAAAGCAGGCACAGCTTGAGATATTTGAGCAGTACTTCAGCGATTACAATAACATTGTAACGCTGGAGAATGCCCGTAGATCGCATTCTGGGTACGCGGACTTGGGAAGGCACGAGACAGAAGTTATTGATGAGTTCGTAAACCTTGACTTCTTGGTTCCTAGTGGAGGCAACCAGTTTGTGTTACCTAGCGACCTATACTATATCAATAGCGTTCACTACGAATCTTCTCCGGGAGGGTTGAAGACTGATCTTGAGTATGTAAAGAACAGTCTTATTGAGATGCTCATCCGGTCTAACCTTACAGCCCCCAGCCTCCAGTTTCCAGCGTACACTCTACGCGGGGATTTTCTCTATGCGTATCCCACCACGATTGTAGGCTCGCTCTTGATGAATTACATTAGAGAGCCTCTTGTGCCAAAATGGACTTACCAGAATTTGTCTGGTGGCGAGCCTGTATTCGACGCCAGTGCGGCTGACTATCAGGACTTTGAGCTTCCAGCCGATGACGAGTACCGATTGGTAACCAAGATCCTTCAGTACGCTGGCCTGTCGATCCGTGAACAGCAGGTTCAAGCGTTTGCTAACACTCAGGACGTACAAGAAATGCAGCTTTAGGAATGGCGTACTTGACAGACTTTCAATACTACGAGAACGGCGGTAGCAATCCAGAGGATCAGAACTGGGGGTCATATCAGTACGTTAGCCTACAAGATATTGTCAACAATTACATGTTGATGTATCAGGGCAACCACTCGCTAGTCAACAACGAGGAGCGCTATAAAATATTGTTCCACGCGAAACGTGGCATCCAAGAGCTTAACTACGATGCGTTCAAGGAAATAAAGGCATTGCAGCTCCGTGTGTGCGACAACCTTCGATTTGTACTTCCTCCTGACTATGTGAACTGGGTGCGTGTATCCCTGTTCAAAGATGGCGTTCTTCTGCCGCTGACGGAGAACATCCAAATAAACTCTGCGAAGTCCTATCTACAGTCGCAGGACTGCCGGATTTTATTTGATGAGGATGGGAACGTGTTGTCTCCACAGAACTCACCCTTTGACTTGGCCCGCTTGGATGGGGAGATTAAGAGTATTTACCTGAACGAGAACAGCCCATACGATGGTAGCCTTGGGTATTGCATTGATGACTGTTGGTATTTCGATTATCTAATTGGCGCTCGCTATGGCTTGAATACGGAGACCGCCAACGCGAACCCTACTTTTAAGATTGACAACAAGTCTGGGGTTATCAACTTCAGCTCAGGTATGGCCGGTGAAGAGGCCATAGTAGAGTATATCTCAGACGGCATGGAGGGTGGCGACAATACTGCTATCAGCGTAAACAAGCTATTCGAGAAGTACCTGTACGCATACATCACCTACGAGATGCTGAATGCCAAGACCGGAGTTCAGGAGTATATTGTAAATCGCGCTCGACGAGACAAGTCTGCGCTGCTTAGGAATGCAAAGATTCGGATGAGCAACATCCATCCGGGACGCCTGCTCATGAATTTGCGTGGACAGGACAAATGGCTGAAGTAGTATGGCGAAGATAAATCGCAGCTTCATTAAGGGCGTCATGAACAAGTCTGTTGATGAGCGCCTGCTCCCTGCGGGGGAGTATGTAGATGCCCAGAACGTAAGGGTGGGGTCTACTGAAGACAGTGAGATTGGCTCGCTTGAAAACTCAAAGGGCAACACTAAGCTAACCGACATCAGCTATAGTGGTCAGCCGCTTTCCAGTGATGCGCTTTGCATCGGTGTCTATGAGGACGGAGCCAATGAAACCATCTACTGGTTCGTCAATGATGTGGGATTTGGCACCTTATCGGGAATCAACCCTACTGGTAAGCTCGACCTTATCCTGTCCTACAATACTTCTACAGGGATAACTACCTACCATGTTATCAGCGTTAACGACGGGGATGGGATTAATACGAGCCTGAACTTTAACAGCGAGTACCTCATAACCGGCGTAGAGCTAGTCGATGATCTGTTGTTTTTTACGGACAACTACAACCCACCACGGTTTATAAATGTCAATCGCAGCTATGCCTCCCCTAGCCTAGACGGTGGTGTGTTGAATGATTTTGACGGCCAGCCTGCTACTCTTGTAAAGGCATTGCAAGTAGTAAAGCAGCCACCTCTTGCAGCGCCTACAATCTCCCTAGACACGATAGCGGGAGATGATACTTTTATCGAAAACGAGTTCTGGTGCTTTGCCTACAGATATAAGTATCAAGACGGAGAGTACTCAGCTACTTCGCAGTTTACGGGGGCGGCGTTTAGCCCTAAGCCGTTTAACTTCTCCATGACATCATACCTCAATGAGGGTATGGTTAACCGGTTTAACTCGATTGACATCGGGTTCAACACGGGCGATTCGCTGGTTACAGACATTGAGCTTCTTTACAAGAAGAATGACGATATCACGATTCGTGTTATCGAGAGCCTAAACAAAGATGATTTAGGCTACGCGAACAATACTACAGTCTCTTACGCATTTAGCGTGAGTAAGATATTTACCGTGCTTCCGCAGTCGGAGATACTAAGGCTTTATGATAACGTGCCTCTGCTTTCACAGGCTGAGACCGTCATGGGCAACCGCCTTATGTATGGCAACTATGTTGAGGGGTACGATATGGTTACGGACGCGCTTCGCCCTGCGGGGAGTGA